GTTCGTACTGAGCGAGTTGGAGACCTCGGATAGTCCCGCTCAGTTCTTTGTAGTGATCGTAGGATTTCGCTCCACCATCACACAAAATCGCCCTGAAACTCTCAATCTGAGCTTCAAGCTTCCTATTTATCAACTCAAGGAGTTTCGGATCCATCAGTTATCTCCCGCAGGCTTACTGGCTTTTTGCTCAGCGTGCCGTAGTTTTTGGGCATGCACTTGCCCTCCGTGCGCCATCTTTTGTGCTTGCTGTTGCTGTTGCATCGCCATGTTCTGCTGGCCCTGTTGCATCGCCATTTGCTGTTGCTGCTGGGCCGCTGCCATCTCTTGTGCATGCCGTTGAATCTGCATATCCATCTCTAGGCGGTGCTGCTCAGCCAGCATCACTGGGTCAGGGTTTTGACTGCCTTGGGCTTGCGCTTTGAGTTCAATCTCCGCTTGCTTGAGCAGCAAATCACCCTCAACTTTTTTGGCCTTGATGTCAGCTTCTTGCTTCTTGATCTGCAACTCTTGCTGCTGCATCTGAATGATCGGGTCTTGCGCTTGCTGCTGGGCTTGTTGCTGCGCGGCCTGCCCTTTGTTCATTGTCAGCAACTGCTGCGCAGCCTGCGCCACGAGCTTGGACAACTGCACCTCCACCTGCTCTGGCAACTCCACATCAGGAGCGGGGAGCGTAGCGCCAAGGCGTTCTTGAATCTTACTGCGGTACTGGAAGGCAATGTGCTCCGCAACGTGAGCCATGATCGCCGCCTGCATTGCTTGCGCCTGTGGGTTTTGTCCAATTTGCCCCATGACCAGCGGGTCTTGCATCATGCTGGTGTGGACTGCTATGTGCGCATCGTGGTCTTGGTAGATAAACGCCTTGGTCGGTTTACCTGTTAGGAACGACATGTTCTCGCTCACAGGATCTCGGGGTTTCTGATCCTCATCAACCGGCACCAACTTGTCCGCGTTCTTCACGCCCAGCACCTCAATCATCTGGCGGTGCAATTGGGGCAAGTCGTAAATCTGCGGGGCTTGTTGGCTCAACTGAATCACAGCCTGATACTGCATGATCCGCTGGGCCATTGTCGAGCTGTTGGGGTCTGATACTGGGATTACGTCCACCATATCGTAATCAGACTGTTTGGCTTGACGATCGCCTGCTACTGGCTGATATGCGTAGTCTTTAGGGGAGTGGTCACGAATAATGGCCTTGAGCAGCTTGAACTCCTGCTTCATCGAGTAGTGAACACGCGCTTGAACCGCGCTCATTGTCTTGAGTTGCCGCTCCAGCAGAGCCAGCGTTGTGCCCACAGGCGCATTAGCCCCCATGTCGCTCACGTTCATATCTGCGATCGACCCCAGACGGCGGGCTTCGCCAGTGATGTTGTCCAGCAGGCCTGCCAGCACTTGGCTCGGCTCCTTGTACGGCAGCGGCATGATGTTGTCACGCACTGCTCCGCTTGGAATGTCCACATCGCGCCACTCGCCCGGAGCGATCGGGGTGTCGTCCCCCTTGATTCGCAGACCTCGGGCTTTCAAGCCGCCCGGCAAATTCGATAATGTGCCCGCATCCACCAACTGGCGGATGATGGACGTGCCTGCTCTGGCGTAGCCGCCGATCAGGTGAATGAAGCCAATCCCGTAAGCACCAAACCCAGTGATGTAGTCGTACTGCACAAAGTGATCGCGCTTTTGGCACCGCTTGTCTCCCTCTTCCCAGTTACGGTAGATAGACAGTACTTTGTTTGTGCCCCGGTCAATCGTAATAATATAGGGCAGCGCCAAGCCATCCTTGTCCTCAAACCCGGGCAAGTCATACTCTACGCAAGTCTCAAACAACTGATAGCGATTGTCTTCTGTAAGGGTATACCCTTGATCTTCGGCTTTTTGTTTCTCAATATCCGAGAAAAACGATTGGGGTTCCCCCAAGTCCACATCGCGGTAGAACCCCGCCACTTGCAGTCGCTTAAGATCATTCTCCGTCTTGCGCATAGTGTGCGTAGCACGCTCGGCGTTCTCAACTCCAGAGCATCCCCAAGGCAAGATAACGTCTTCGGCAGCAATAAACATCGCCACTTGGCGTTCTTTGGCTGTGTCGTAATAGACCTTTTTGAACGCGCACCCAGCCAGCCCCAAGTTAAACAGCATGCGCTCGTGCTCTTTGCGGTACTCAGGCATCTGCTCAGTCAGGCGGTAGTTCATGTCGTCCCGCACGCGCTCGGCAGCTTGTTCTTTCAGCCGGTCGATCGCTCCAACGATCTCGGTCTTTACTGGGCCTGCGGCGGGGAACGTCTCAATAATGGTTTCGCTTTGAAAACGAATAGCCGCTTCGGTTAACAGTGTGGAAAAAACACCACAAGCGCCGTTCCAAGGTTCTGTACGCTCTTCGTACTTCATCCCCAGAACTTCCAGCCCTTTGACGTAAATCTCTACCCACTCTTTGCGGGAGCTAATGTCTGCTTCGATCAAACCTGTCAATTCACTGGCAATTTTAGACAGCTCGCCCTCATCCATATGCTCGGCCAAGTTGGCATCAAACGGTACGCCACCATCCTCCTCACCGGGCATCAAGTCAATCTCCATGCCGTCTAGCCCAATGCGTACACCTTCTGGGTTATCGATCTCAATCTCAATCACAGGCTCGTCGCTGTCTGGCATACCCTCCAATGCCGAAAGTCCCGTTGGAAGACCTAGCGGTGCGCCGCCAATTGCGGGGAACATGTTACTTGTCGCCATAAATAATCCTTTAATAGTACACCGCTTTGCGTGGGCGATGGTATTGATTGTCTTCATAGTCGCTATTTAAGCGAATGAATCCTCCGCTGCGGTAGCGGGCCATAGCCATTGAGGTGCAGTCAACCATATCGTCATTTTCGCCGTTTGGAAACTCAGCAACTTGGTCGATAACTTCTTGCGCCCACCGCCGCCCCGCAGGATACCAGACCATACCTGATCTGAAAATATCCGCAACCGCAGAAATACGCGCATATTTGTCCCCTGTGCCCCTGTGCGGCGTAAATTCAGACACAGGAATGCCAATTTTGCGAAGTTCTTGGAACAACGGGGTGCCATTGGACTTTTTCTCCACCACAAACGCATCGGGCTCCCATTCTTTGTACTCCTCAAGGGCCAAGTCCTTAAGTTCTGGGAACTCGACGCGCACATTTATGGCGTTGAGCAAAATAATGTGGGACATCCCTTTGGTTAGCCGATCGTGGCGGAACACCCCCCACGTTAGGAGCGCGGTAAAGTCAGCGCGGTTGTTCATTTCCGCCGCAGCATCGAGCACCATGATGATGTAGTCGCATTCTGGGGGGTCTTCTTCCTCCCACTCCTTCCACCATTCACGTTTAATGATCGCGCCTTCCTCAGACGTAGGCTCTTGCATGTACTGCGCGGCCCAAAACTGGGGAAACATACTGGCTTTTTTGGCTTCCAGCTTCTCAAGAGGCCACTGCTCGGGCCAAAGTGACTTGCCACTAGGCAAAATGGCAGGGAAGCGTATCTCGTTCCACTGTGGACTGTCTGGATTGCTGTCCGCCCACTGCAACGCACGACCAATCGGGTCTTTTTTACCCCATCGAGTGCCGATCATCACGATCCTGCCTCCGGGCATAAGCCGTTGCAGTGGGCCGACTTGCATGTACTGCCATGCGTTCTCAAAAATTGTGTCCGGGTTTGCTACCAGTGCCTGCTCCGACACCAAGTCGTCAGCAATCAGTAAGTGTGCGCCGTGCCCTGCTACGTTTGCGCCTATACCAATTGCAAAATACTTGCCCCCTGCGGTCGTTGTCCAGTCATCCGCTGCGCTTTTATCCTTGGATACCTGCGTTTTTGGGAACACTTTCTGATATTTTGGCCCGTCAATGAGGTTACGTATCTTTCGACCAAACGTGGCGGACAACGACGCGGTGTGCGTTACCATAATAATGTGGTGCGTTGGGTGATGCCCCAGATACCATGCCACAAAAAGATAAGCGATCGTCTCCGATTTACCAAACCGAGGCGGCATGGAGACCGTCACACGCCCATCTTCCTCTTTCACAACCCCGTTAAGAATGGGTTTTAGGTGGCGGTGGTGCGGTCCTTCTTTCCAATCAGGGTAGACGTACTGGCAAAACGCCAAAAAGTCATCGTGGCATGCCTTAACCGCCTTCTTGTCATCTAGCTCGTCTAGCTCATCAAGCAGCGCAGCTTTCTCATGCAACGGCATATTGGGCAGACTCGTCAAAATCTGCATGATGCGCTCTTGAGACAGCTCAGGAGAGTCCGTCTTGCTCATGCGTGTCCTTGACTTCCACGGTCTCGATCTCTTGCACGGGCGGCAAGTACTTAGCTAAGCGCTGGCGTATGCGCTCCTCCAGCTCCTCAGCGCTGGCATCCACCTTCTTGACTTCAATCTTCTCAGTAAACAGCCCCACCTCTGTCACCTTGCCCAGCAAAGACAGCGCCTTTAAGCGGATGTTGGCGTTGGGGTTTTCGCAGTCATCCAAAATTTTAGCTACTGCATACCCGCGCAGGTTCTTGGCCTGCTCTACAAACTCCCAGTCGTACGCCGTCAACATCCCCACCAAGTGCTGAACTGCTTGGGGCGCTTTTATGTTTGCCAGCGCTGTCTGCACTGTCGTGGTATTGGTTCCGGCTGTAAGGGAAGCAAAAGCGTTTCGCGCTGATTTGGCGTTGGCTGCGTTCTCGGCATGATCGTCGTCAAGCCCAAGGGATGTCAGCCAGTCGGCGGTCTTTACCTGCGCATCAATAATCTCGGTGGCATTGGCGTTGGGTAATTGCGTAAAGCCTTGCGGCTCGTCATCAAAAACGATAGGGTCAAGGTCGGCAGAAATTAAATGTTCCAACATTTGCGCAGGTGCCTCCAAAAACTTGTGGCCTCGTAGACTTCAGTGTACACTACTTGTGAGTGCTACCGCAAGGTTCGCGCTTCTCCTTGGGATGGTAAAACGTCTCCTTAACTCCCCCGCCGGGCAACTTGCGGGGGATTTTTTTTATTGGGGGTGGGGGTTTGTAAAAGGTTTGACACTGGGGGGTCTTCCTATTTTTAGGGGGGTGGGGGTGTTAGATTTTTAAAAAATGTGTTGCGTTGGTGTGGAATAGTGTTCATGTCATGACGTAGGAGTCCCTTCAGCCATTTGGGGGGTCGGGTGGTAGTGGGGTCACGCCTAGCCGGTAATCGCCGCCACAGGGGGAGTTTTCACCCCCATTCGTAAGATAGAGCTATCGGTTAGGGAAAAGCCCTGCCGATTTGGGCGGAACAGTTCCGCCCAGTTCTTAACCATCCATAGGAGTTCTCAAATGTCTAAAGCAATCAACACAGTGCAGGCGTTCATCGCCTTGAACACAACCGCAGTCGCTGCCGCCACCAAGGTGTTCGCGCAAATCGAGTCGCAGTCTGACGCATGGGGCGAGGCGCTTGCCAAGGCTGGCATTATGGGCGCGGACATCAAGGTGTATGCGGTCATCTATGTGGCCGAGCAATCGGGCAAGATGCCCAAGCCTAGCCAGCGCGGGGGGCTGACCTTCGACAAGGGCACAACCGAGTACAACCGCGTCGAGTATCTGGTGCGGGTTGCAAGCGGCGCGGCGGCGGCAAAGGCCGCAAAGCGTAGTTCAGGCAAGGCCGACTTGGTTGCCAAGTTGCTCAAAGCCTACGCCGAGTTGACGCCTGCCCAAAAGCGTTCTTTCAAGGCGCAAATCTAATCTGGGCGGAACTGTTCCGCCGAGTTTGTCGCAGGAGTTGGGCGTTTGAGCCTGCCCCTGCGATGTATTTTCTTGTCCAATCCTCAAAACCGATAGCGTTCAGCTATCACTTCCCCCCCCCAACCCAAACGCGAATCGTAATGCGAATCGCTCTCATTTAGGAATCATCATGCAATTCACCATCATCGCCCGAGACCACGGCATCGACCGCAACTATCCCTGCAACACCTACGCTGAAGCCGAGTTCCTGTTCAACGCCTTGAGCCTTGCGGCTCGTCAAGTTGAATGGTGGAAAGGCGCAACCCTCGTCACCCAATACAGCAACATCTAAGGACACTCTGCAAGCGCATCCGCAAGGGTGTTCTTGCGGGGCAATCCTGCCCTTTAACTGGAGAATCATCATGCGTAACCTCACCCCATACCGTATCAAGCCCGTAGGAACCGTGCGCCTTGGCGCAACCGACTACACACTGGAATACCACTACCCCCAAGGCGGCTCACAATACATCGTCTACGTCTACAAACGTAACGCCTTGAACGAGCGCGGCATAACCTTCAGCACCGACGAAGCCTTCTTCAACTGGCTCGAGAAGCAACCCAAGCAAGCCGACTTGTTTGAATGAAGGCTTAAACTGGGCGGAACCGTTCCGCCCAGTTGAGATTATTGACGGTTATTTGAGCCTAAAGGCACTGTCCAGCGATGTCACAGATTAAAGACAGCTAACTAAGCATGGTGTAACCCCGCAACCCGCATGGATGCTGGGCGTCCAAGATTTGCGTCCATAATATATATCTTTTTAATAATACTTATATATATGGGGGTGTCTCTCCGTAGGTATGCTTATTCTTTTTTCCTTGGACGCTGGTTTTTATTGTCAGCCGTTATAGCTTCTGAAAAAAGACAGACATTTTGGACGCATTTGCCCGCAACCCGCATGAATACTAGCTCCCAGCCCGTCCGATGCTTAGTCACCTGCCCTTAAATGTCTGGACAGTAGCTTTACACTCGGACACTTTTTGTGTAAACTACGGCTTTTATCCACCCTAAAGGAAAACTATGTACGAATCCTACCTCAAGCTAACCCCGAGCGACCTACACAAGCACCTACGAAAACGCAAGCTCCACCCCGTGCGTATTGCTCAAATTGAGGATGAGGTTGCCCGTATCAAGGAAATTAAGCGGGTTGACCGCATCACGCACACCGTGCGCAAGCAAGCATGGCAAGACCTCATCGCCCCATTGCGTACGGAACTGGACAACGCCCGAGTCGGGCGAAGATACGAAACAGGCATGCCCGAGGCCGACGAGTTACGGCGTGAAGCATTTGATGCATACATCGCCGTGCTGGAAAAACTAAGCAAGCGCTTGCAGTGGCCCGCTAAATTACTTGAGTGCATGCCGACCCAATGGGCCGAGCAGTTGAACGCCGAAAAGAAAGGCTCCCCAATTACCAATGGAGGTGTGCACTGGACGGACTGGGTGCCGCCCCATATAAAGAACGCCATATCGCAAGCCTTTGCTGACCTCCCAACTAAGCCGCGTGCCAAGCGCAAGCTACCTTTTCAAAGGGTCATACCGCCCGACCAGCACGCCAAAAGAAAGGCAACGCTACTCAAACGCACGCGCACCGACCACAGCAACATCGAACGCAAATGGAAACTCAACCCAACCGAGGAGAACGCCGACCTGTACATCAACGTAACCCGGGCGCTCGAAGCAATCGAGCAAGCCAAGCCCAACGACCTACTGCCTGCAACATGGCACGGAATGCTCAAACTTTGACCCTAAAGGAAAAAGGAACATTCATAAACTCGGCGGAACCGTTCCGCCCAGTTTGGCACAACGCCATGACCAAATCTATTTAACCCAAGGAGAAAGTAAATGACCACACTAACCGGTTCACAAATTGAGGCGGCACGCATCCTGACGCTGCGTGCCATGCTCAAGCTGGAGATGAAGGGGCTGTCCAAGTCCCGAGGCCCAACGGCCTACGCCACCCTAAAGATGATGGGGTTCACAGGCACGCGCCAAGCTGTGCTCGAGCAGCTCGACATTATTCGCAACAACTTAGTAGGAGAGAAGGTATGAAAACAAATGAACTGACAGGTGCCGCCCTTGATTGGGCGGTGGCGAAGTGTGAGGGATATACAGACTTGCACAAAATCGCAGGGCGTATGCCACACGAACCGCAACTCGGTATGTGGCCCCCAAGAAAAGAGTATGGGGTGATGGAGTTGTGGGAATTAGGTTACTCAACCGACTGGGCACAAGGTGGGTCGATCATTGAGCGCGAACTTATTGAACTTCATCGAGGGGGTGTGTATACAGAAAATTTCTGGAGAGCTACACGAAATTCAGTCACTGCTTACGGCCCAACACCCCTGATTGCCGCTATGCGGTGCTATGTCGCCAGCAAACTGGGCGACGAGATTAATTTACCAAAGGAGCTGACATGAAAGCAATGGAACTGGACTACGACATGGCATGGCAAGCGGCCAAGCTGATGGAGGCACAAGGCGGTAGCTTCGCCGGGCACATCGCCCGTGCGTTCTTCGTCGCTGACTCAACCAACAGAGAGGCACTTCTCACAGCGTTCGACGCTCTGTTCTGCAAGTTCTACCGCCAGTATCGGATAGAACAGCTTGTGAAAGATTAACTCGGCGGAACCGTTCCGCCCAGTTTAAACCGTGGGGGCTGCGGCCCAGCCCCAAACCAACCCAAGGAAACTAAAAGTGAACTACACATACGACTCCGAAGCCATGATGTTTAACTGGAACACATCGCGCCGCATCCTCATGAACAACCGCGGAGACCTACGCAAGAACGACTGGTGCTACCGCGAGATGGGACGCTACCCTGCACACCCCGCTGTGCTCGCTGCGCTCAAGACTGCCCGTCCCCATGACTGGCAACAGCTCTTGCTTGAGTGGCCACATCAGTCACTCAGCGATGCCTCGCGTGTTGCCTATACTAGAGACGAGCGTGCGGGTGAGCAAGACCGCCAGACCCTGACATCGATTGGCAAGTATCTGCGCCGTCACTGGTCGTCCGATGCTCTGCCCGACAACATCATCCGCGACTTGGTTGCACGCTACGGCACCAACATCGAGTACAAAATCGTGCGCACCATGGCCGAGATGATTCACCACCTGCACCAAGGCCCCGGCTCCTGCATGGTCTGGTCACGCAGTGGTGTGCGGTGCAGTGACGGTGAAACCCGTCACCCATACGAGGTCTACGACCCCAAGTTCGGCTGGGCCATGGCCGTGGGCATACTGAACGGCGACACCGTGAGCCGTGCGCTGGTCGTTGACAAACCCAACGTCAAATACTTTGTCCGCACATATCTCAAGCCTACCAATGACGGGTACAGCCAAGTCGATGGCGGCATGGAGAACTGGCTCCGCGAGCAGGGCTTCGCCAAGGAGAACTCATGGGACGACGGCCAGCCACTCGCGTACTACCCCACATCCGACTACTTCCTTGCGCCGTATCTTGACGGCAGTTACAAGCGTGTGGCCCTGCGTGAGAAAGATGAGGACACCGCAGTGCTGGTCATTGACAGCGATGGCGACTACCTGCTCGACAACACCGACGGCACACCCGACTACGAGAACGACGAGGATACATTCGAGTGCGAGGACTGCGGTGACCGTACCGACCACGACGATGGCTACTGGGTCAATCGACTGGAGGACAGCCATGTGTGTCAGTCATGCCTTGAGAACAACTACACCTATGTGTATGGCCGCAGGGGTAACCAGTACTATGTCAACAGCGACTACGCTGTGTACTGCAACGACGAGTACTACGACGAGGACTACCTTATGGACAACGGCATCGTGCAGCTTGAAAACTGCGAGTACGAGCACACTAACAATGCTGTCGAAATCAACGGTGGCTGGTACCACATCGACGACGAGCGCGTTGTGATGGCCGAAGACACCGAGGAGTATGCCTTGCGTGAGGACTGCTGGCAGTGCGCTGAGTCTTGCAACTGGTACACCGATGACTGCGACGAGTGGACTGAGTACAACGGCGAGCGCTACCACAACGACCACATCCCTGCATGGGTGCAGGCCGAGCTTGATGCCGCTGATGAAACCGAAACAACAACCGAAGGTGAATGAACATGAACTACAAAACTATCCTGATCGCTACGCTCCAGCGTGCCCTGTCCGTCAAGCGTCCCAACGAGTCCAAGACCACGGCTGCGTTCACGCAATGGCTACACGACAACATCCCCGACCACTGCATCACATCCCGTGATGGCGCAGGTAACCTTCATGTTGACGCACGGCTCAACGCCAAACACCGCACGCTGTTCGTCGCCCATGTGGACACTGTGCACCGCGATGAAGGTAAGAACAAAATCGCCAAGACCGCCGAGCGCTGGTCTGCTGACGGCGCAGCGCTCGGTGCCGATGATGGTGCGGGTTGTGCCATGCTCATGCACCTGCTACACGCTGGTGTGCCGGGGTACTACATATTCACGCAAGGCGAGGAGTGCGGGGGTATCGGTGCCAAGTTCATCGCCAAGCACATGCCCGGGCTGTTGTCTGAGTTCGACCGCGCCATTGCGTTCGACCGCCGGGGTATCGACAGCGTTATCACGCATCAGGGCGCTGGCCGTTGCTGCTCCGATACATTTGCCGAGGCGCTGTCCGGTGCGCTCAACCGCGACGACCGCATGATGTACCTGCCCGACGACACCGGGGTGTATACCGACACTGCCGAGTTCACTGATGTCATCCCCGAGTGCACCAACGTGAGCGTTGGCTACTACCATGAGCACGGTGAGCGTGAGTACATTGATGTGATTCACTTCCAAGCCCTTGCCGATGCTGTGCTCGGGTTCGACTGGGATGCACTGCCCACTGACCGCGACCCATCAGTGCAGGAGTACAAAGACTACGGCAGTAAGTACCCAACAAGCTGGACAACGGGCGGCTACTTCGGTTCGTATGGCTACGACGACGATGACTTTGCGTTCGACGCTGACCTTGAGACAGAGATGCTGCGCGATGCACTGTATGACGCGATGGCGGGCCTGCACCTTGACCTGCTTGAGCTTATCTCTGCCGAGGTGTACCCCGAAGACCCAGAGCTGGCCATCAAGTTCTTAAACCGCAAGCTGCTCACCGATGAGCTGCTTGAAGAAGCCATGGTCATGACCCGCACATACGACGCACCCACTGTGTTGTGTACCCTGTTCGATGCACTGCACACAAACGCTTAACCCAAGGAGACCGAAGATGCAAGGACTTGACTACTACATGGACGGGCTACTGCACGAGTACCTGAACCAACCCGATGAGGACGAGGAGGTGTCCGTCTTCCTCACAGACTATTACGAGGAGAAGATGGATGACGCCCAACATTCTTGAAGTATTGAAGTGGCAACCCAAGCTGTTTGAATTCGTGTGGTTTGATCTGGGGGAAATGACTGCGGCTAGGCGCAACTTTATGGTGGACGAAGTAAATAGGCAAAAGGATAGCGGAGAACTATACCTGCCGATGTACACATACCAACTGCCACAAGACCTGCCTATGCCCTTTGATATGTTTGGGATTGTGATGCGAGAAAGCCAGACGCACCCCGGACTTATTATTGCAGTGACGTTTGACCGTAAAGGAAATGACTTGCAGTTAGTTTTTCGACATCCGACAGGCAAGGTGTTGGAGATGACCCAGATAGGGGAGAAGTCTGCTTTGAGGGACGGCACGCCTGACATGAGGTACAACGGGGATTTGTTAGAGGCACTTAAAAAAGCACCAACCAACAAAGGTAAGAATGAATCCGAGATCGTGCACATGCACGTTGAAAATGCCAGAGAGTTGTACTGGCTCCTCATGCTGGAGGTACTTGCTCGTCAGAAAGCGGTGCCAGCCTATCGTCCCATCTCCCACCCTTCCAACGACAAGCGCATACGCAAGGGCAAGAAACCTCTCTTTGAATGGAAGGTCATAGACGTTACGGCCAAGCACGCGATGCCTGAGAACAGCGCACCGACAGGACGCACACACGCAAGCCCAAGACGGCACGTACGCAGAGGACATCAGCGCACGCTGGCAGACGGCAGGAGAATCTGGATCAAGCAGATGATGGTGGGCAAGATCGAGTTTGGTTACATACACCACAGTTACACAACCAAAGGAGCAATGATATGAAACTGACCCCATGGCAGCGCCTTGAGCGCATCGTTTTCCTGCTGGCCCTCATCGTGGCAGCGCTCGATATTTTTTATTGGAGGCCGTAAAAATAAATTAAAAAACCCATTGACTTATGTCCAGAGCTGGACAAATAATCATCTCTCCAAGGAGCAATTAAAAATGAACACGACACGCTTAGCACAGGCACGCCGCCTGTATAACTCCGACTTCGCCTCACGCGAAGTCAACCGCGCAAACCAACGCAAGTGGGCGCGTAGCATCCGCATACTGGGGGACAAGTGGCTCTACGCCCGCACCCTCGACTGCAAATCCCTCACCCAATTTAAAGCCAACTAAGGAGTAGCCATGCCTGATATTAAATCCGCCCTGAGCGCAGCCTTGCTGCGTGCCCCCAACCCTGTGGTGCAGCAGACCCTCAATGAGTGGGACGACGAGGGCGCGGGAGCGCCCGTAATCGTTAACGAAACAAAAGGAACATTCATACTTTCTGAAAAGCCTGCCCGCAAACGTGGCGGCGTAATTAAAAACAACGTGATGCGTGAGACGTTTGACTTCATCATGAACAACCCCGGCTTGACTTGCAAAATGATTGCCGAGGGGCTGAAAGCAAAAGGGTTCAAATCTAGCTCTGTCACATCCGTTGTCTCGCAGCTATATCGCAGTGGGCAGCTTATAAAAAAAGACAGCACATACTTCACGGCCGTTTCTGAATACAAGCCAATGGGAACCACACCAACGGCCAAGATCAACCGTTTGAAAAAGCGCGTGGAAGAGCTGAAAGTTGTGGCCCGGAGCAAGGGCATTACCGACCTGCCGCACATACCTGCACAAAATCCCAAGGAGGGCATCGCTGCGCTCACACCTGAGCCTGCGCCTGAGTTGCCCGAGTATCGCCCACGTCCCGCGTCAAGTTATGTGACTGCGTTCGACCCCAAGGCCATCCTCGACCCGTTGACTGTGTACCAAGCGCGTGCCCTGTACAACGAGTTGCGTACCATGTTTGGAGCCTAAGCCATGGACGACCTGCTTGATTCACTGGTTTGGATTTGTATGTGGGTAATGTGGGGGGCTGTGATATTCCTCTTTGC